AATGTGCATTCGCGAAACTTTGAACTCTGAATTTTGATTGGACTTTCCACATGGCAACAAATGGACGGCCACCAAAACCCGCCGAACTTAAACGCGCTCAGGGAAATCCCGGAAACCGCAAACTTCCCGATGTGGCAATTGTTCAAACCTTGCCTATGGCGATGACAATCCCCGAACCACCAGCCGAGCTGGGCGAGGAAGGTCTGCGCCTGTGGCAACGATCATGGGATTTTGCTATCACTTGGCTCAGTCCTAACAGTGACATTTCGGCGGTCGAACATGCTTGCCGAACAGCTGACTTGTTGCAGTTGGCACAAAACAAATATCGTGCCACATTGGATTCCGCTGATGGTCGCGTTGTTGTGGCCATGTCGAAAACAATGGCGGATGCCTTTGCTGCGCTTGGCTTTGACCCGACGTCGCGTTCGCGACTTGGCGTTGCCGAAGTTAAACGTGCCAGCGCGTTGGATAACTTAATCGCTAAACGTCAGGCGAAATGATGGCCACCCAGGGGAAACGCAAGGATCAGAATTGGCCGCCACGTTGGCTCACTCCTATCCCTGCCGCTGATTTGAAAAGGTCGGCTGGCGACGATGTTGTGGATTTCGCGGAAGCGTTGTGCAAGATTACGAAAGATAGCGTTGCCGGTTCGTCGGGTGAGCCTTTAATTTTCAGACCGTGGCAACGTGAATTGACACGTTCATTGTTTGCGCGGAAAGCCGACGGCACATTGCGCCATCGGACAGCTCTCATCGGACTACCCCGAAAGAATGGGAAGTCCGCGTGGGCGGCGTCATTGGCGTTGGAACATTTGGTTCTTGGGCCTAGCGGTGGCGAAGTTTATTCCTGTGCCGCCGATCGTGCCCAGGCGAAGATTGTGTTTGACACTGTGAAGGAAATGGTCAGGCTTCAACCTGAACTTTCTGAATTCTTGCAACCGTTTCGGGACGCGATTTACAACCCGAAGAATGGCGCGGTTTATCGTGCGCTGTCTAGTGAGAGTTTTACCAAAGAAGGTTTGTCACCGACGTTCACTGTCTTTGACGAGGTTCACGCGCAACCGAATCGCGAGCTGTGGGATGTTATGCAGTTGGCGGCTGGTGCGCGTCGTGAGCCGTTGATGGTTGGAATAACCACTGCCGGCGTGAAAACTGATTCCAGTGGCAAGGATTCAATTTGTTATTCGCTGTATCAGCATGGTCAGAAGGTTGCGCTGGGCGAAATTGTTGATCCGACGTTCTTCATGGCTTGGTGGGAAGCGGCCGACCAGTCGCAAGATTATCGCGATGTTGATGTGTGGAAGCAGGCGAACCCTGGCTTCGATGACATTGTGGCAGCGCAAGATTTTGAGTCGGTTATCAACCGAACTCCTGAATCAGAATTCCGCACGAAGCGACTCAACCAGTGGGTGTCTGTTTCGGACACTTGGCTTCCGGCTGGAACGTGGGAAGCAATTGCCGATGATTCTCGCGAGGTTGAATCTGGAACGTCTATCGTTCTAGCGTTTGACGGTTCTTACAATGGCGACTGCACTGCAATTGTTGGTGTGACTGTTGAAGAGAATCCGCATGTGTTTGTTGTGGAGTCGTGGGAAAAACCTGATGGCGAGGACGCCAACTGGCAGGTTCCTGTCATCGAGGTCGAAGACCGTATTCGTGAATCGTGCCGCAAGTGGCAGGTTGAAGAGATTGCCTGCGATCCTTATCGTTGGGCGCGTACCTTTCAAGTCCTTGAGGATGAAGGTTTGCCGGTGGTGTTGTTCCCGCAGTCTGCATCTCGCATGACCCCAGCAACAACTCGCTTCTTTGAAGCGGTTATGAATAAGACCATGACACAGGATAACGATCCACGTTTGGCTCGTCATGTCAGCAACGCAACGATGAAAACAGATTCCCGGGGTTCTCGCTTGGCCAAGGAGTCACGAAATTCTGTTCGTCGAATCGACCTTGCTGTTGCTTCGGTTATGGGTTTGGAACGTGCTTCTTGGTGGATGTCTCAGGATGATGGTTTGCCAATGGTTTTTGATGTGTGGAGTTTAGGGGATGAGAATGAATAAGTTGTTCAACCGTGAAGTGATTACAAACGTCACGGAAATTGGTGGCGCGTTATCGGTAACTATTGGGGTCGGTTTGCTGGGTGGCTTTGCTGCTGCCCTAATCCTTGGAGGAATTTTCGCAATGGTGTTTTCGTTCTTGGCGGATAGCCGATGAGTATTCTTCGCCGTGGTGCTGGTGATGTTGTCGGTCGGTACCCACAATTCAACAACTATGTTGCGCCACTGTCGCAACTGTACGGCCAAACACAAGTCACTTCTAGTGCCGGTGAGCGCATTGACGAATGGACAGCGTTAGGTATTTCGTCGGTATTTTCGGCTGTGTCTATTCTGTCCGATTCTGTGGCTTCGTTGCCGCTTCGTTGTTTTGACATTGTTGACGGTCAGCGCACAGCGGTTCCGTTGCCTGCTTTGTTGGCTCAGCCTGATGTGGCTGCCGGCACGAACACATTCGAATTCGTTCACATGATTATGGTGTCTTTGGCACTTCATGGGAACGCTTATGTTCACATTGACCGTGACCGAGCTGGAAACCCAATCGGTTTGGTTCCGCTTCATCCGTACCAAATGCAGGTGCTACCTTCGGGCGACCAGACTGGTCGCAGATACTTACACCTTGGCAATGAGATTGACCAGGATTCGATTCTTCACTTGCGTTGGATGACCCCGCCACAATCGTTGGTTGGTGTGTCACCGTTGATTCAGTCGCGCAACCTTGTCGGAATTTCGTTGGCCATGGATCGTCACTTGGCACAATTTTATGGCGAAGGCGGCACACCATCAGGTGTGTTGGCTACTGACCAGAAGTTGACCGTTGATCAGGCCCGCGTGATTCAAGGAACATGGGAAGCAACCCATCGACGTCATCGCCGTCCAGCGGTGTTGTCTGATGGTTTGAAATTCACACCAATCACCACTTCGGCTGCCGACGCTCAAATGATTCAGTCCCGCGAACAACTCATTCGCGATATTGCACGAATCTTCCGAATCCCTGCACATCTCATTGGCGCAACTGGTGACGGTCAGACTTATCAGAACGTCGAGCAAGGTTCAATCAACTTCCTGACCTACACAATCACACCGTGGATTCGTCGTCTTGAGATTGCGTTCTCAAGTGTGTTGAAGCCTGGAACAGATGTTGTCTTTGACTTTGCCTCACTTCTTCGCACCGATTCTTTGACCCGCGCCCGCGTGAACAAAATGATGATTGAGTCTGGCGCAATGTCACCGAACGAATCCCGCATGACGATTGGCCTTGAGCCTTACGACGGCGGCGACACATTCCATCAGGCTTTGGCAGGTAATGTGACCGCCGGTGGAGAGTTGCCTGATTTGGGTATTGACGAGAATCCAAGCGCACCGATCATGGGGGTTTTGGAGTAATGGCTGAAACTTTTCGACCACCGCAAGCGGTTCAAGATAACGCTGCCCGCGCTTTGAAATGGATTGCTGATGGTCAAGCTGGAAGCGGATTCACTGACACTGGTCGCGCTCGAGCGGTTCAGTTAGCAAATGGCGAAGCGGTTTCCGCTGAAACTATTGTGCGAATGTATTCGTTCTTTGCTCGTCACGAAGTTGACAAGCAAGGGAAAGGTTTTAACAGTGGCGACGATGGCTTCCCTAGTGCTGGTCGCGTTGCTTGGGACGCTTGGGGTGGCGATGAAGGATTCACCTGGTCGTCAAAGATTAGAGAACAACTGTCGGCTCGTGCCGCATTATTGGAAGGCGTAAGCATGAACAAGCGCGACGCAATGGAAACCGAAGTTGCTGACCTGCCCGAAGAATTAGCGGAATTGTTGGGAACAACTGTTCAATTCTATTTCCGCGCACATGGCGCACACTGGAACGTCAAGGGTGCTGACTTCAGCGAATACCACAAACTATTCCAAAAGATTTACGAAACTGCTTACGAGCTCATTGACCCTATTGCCGAGAACCTGCGCAAGATTGGTTCTGTTGCACCATTCCGTTTGGCTGAATTTATGAGCCTTGGTTATTTGCCGGACGCTAACCCTGGTCAGGATCCAATGAGTCTGGCCCGCGACCTACTCAATGCCAATGATGTGTTCTTGGATGAGCTGTCGGATTGTTTCGATTGTGCCACCCGATACGGCCAGCAAGGGATTGCAAACTTCCTGGCTGGTGCTATTGACGACCAACAATTCTACAAATGGCAATTGACCGCTTCTCTTGGCGAAGAAGTCACCGAACCATTGCCCGACCCATTGGACGCTCAGGGTGTCGATGAGGATGACGCTGAGGAAATTGACGAAGCACCAATGACCCTTGATGGTTACATGGGTGCAATGCGTAAGGCTTCGGGCGCGGATGATTTGAAACTTGCCGGTAGGGAAGAATCATGGGATGCCGCTTCGGCTGAAGCGCGTGTTCGTGAATGGGCTGGTGGCCAAAACATTGACTGGGCGAAGTATGGCAAGGCTTTCTTTTGGGTAGATGAATCCGCACCGGACAACTTCGGTTCGTACAAGTTGCAGTTCGCAACTGTCCAGGATGGCGACCTTGTTGCTGTTCCGCGTGGAATCTTTGCTGTCGCTGCCGTTCTTAATGGCGGTCGTGGCGGTGTGGACATTCCTGAATCGGATGTTCCAGCCGTTGAAGCGAAGGTGTCCGCTTATTACGACAAGATGGCGACTGCTTTTGATGATCCTGAAATTGTTGCACCGTTCGAAGGTCGCGCTTCACAGGCTCGCATTGGTGAAGGTTCGTTTGTTTCCTGGGACTCTTCCGGCGGTCGTGCGCGTGGCAAGGTGACCAAGGTTGTGACCAAGGGTGCTGCCAGTAGTAGTGCCGGTTACACACTAGAAGCAACTGCTGACGCTCCTGTGTTTGTGGTTCGAATTTATGAAACAAAAGACAACGGCTACATTCCAACCGATGTCACAGTTGTTCATCGGGCAGACACTTTGACAATCATCACTCCACTACCTGCACCACGAAGCGAGGAAAAATTGTTCGAGGAACGCAAGAACGCATTCGCGTCCGCTGAGCGTGTTACGATGGACGCAGAAGTGCGGTCATTAGATACCGGTGACGACTCACTCAAAATTGGTGGCTATGCCGCACAGTTTAACAAAGAAGCCACTGGCCTTTCATTCCGTGAAATTATTGCACCGGGCGCATTCTCGCGTTCGTTGCAATCCGGCGAACCTGTTTATTTGCTGGTGAACCATGACACCAACGGAATCCCTTTGGCGTCCACAGCTTCGGGAACCTTGAATCTTTCTGAGGATGAAATTGGTTTGCGCATGGAAGCCAACTTGGATCCTGCTAATCCGAAAGCCCAAGAATTGTATTCGGCTATCAGTCGCGGCGACATTGCAAAAATGTCGTTTGCGTTTACGGTTGCCCCGGATGGTTCTAGCCGTTCGGACGGTTTGCGCACATTGACCGACTTGAATCTGTTTGAAGTTTCAGCGGTCACTTGGCCTGCATACAACGACACAGCTTTGGGTGCACGTTCAGCCGAAGAAGCCGAAGCCGAAGCCCTTGAATTGCGAAAGCGACTTCTGCAATTGAAGCAAAAGTTCGCCAAGTAATTACCACAAGTTTTCCCCACCGCAACTCTGCCGTGGCGAATTGCAAGAAACCAACCAACCATTAGGAGTAACTATGTCCATGTTGGACAACCTACGCGAAGCCCGCGCAACCGCGCTTGCTGACGCAACGGCGTTGCTATCCGGCGAAGCAACAGTGGAAGCACTGGACGCAGCCGAAGCACGTCAGGCAGAGATCGCAGATCTTGACGCCAAAATCGAAAGTGCAGAAGCACTTGAAGCCCGCACCGCAGTAATCAAGGAAGCCCGCGCTGATTCAGGCGTTAAGGCTTTCGGTTCTGCTGTTATCGGTCGCGAAGAAATGACCTATGATGTACGCGGCGAACACTCGTTCGTTCGTGACATGATTGGCGCACAACTTCGCAACGACTCTTCTTCATGGGAACGTCTTGCACGTCACCAGCAAGAAGTTGCTGTTGAATCACGCGACGTTAGCCGCACCGATGGCGCTGGTGGAGATTTCGTTCCGCCAATTTACCTCTTAAACGAATTCGCCGAATTCGCGAGAGCCGCCCGAGTAACTGCGAACCTCACAACGAACATGGCACTTCCTTCAGGTACTGACTCAGTAAATATCCCTGCGATTACAACTGGTACTCGTACCGGTTTCCAGGCTGCTGACAACTCAAGCACCTACGCACCAACAAGCCCACGCGACCTTGTCACCGCAACTCGCACCGGCCGTGTTGAAACCATCAGTGGTTTCGAGAACGTGTCAATCCAACTCGTGGAGCAGTCACCAATTGCCGGCGGTCTTGACCGTCTAGTATTTGGCGATTTAATGTCAGATTATGCGTTGCAGTTGAACACTGCCGTTCTTGGCACTGGCGATGGCTCGGCAGGATCACTCAAGGGCTTCGTCACACTTGGTGCCGATAGCACTAACGGAATCCCAACAACGTGGACGCAGACAACCCCAGATGCTGTTGGCGCATACGCTGCAATCAACAAGGCGATTTCGCAGGTTGTAAATAACCGCTACCGCGATGTTGAAGCAATCGTTATCAGCCCAAGCACTTGGTACTGGTTGGCCGGTCAGGTTGATTCTTCAAACCGTCCGCTTATCGTTCCAACAAATGGTGCAAACCAGGCGTTCAACGCTAACGGCACGAACGACAAGCCAGGTGCAGCAGCAGGACTGGTTGGTCTGATTTCAGGCGTTCCAGTTTATGTTGACGCAACCATGACCAAGACATACGGCGCCGGCACAAACCAGGCACCAATTGTTCTTGGTAAGTTCTCGGATTCGTACCTGTTCGAATCAGGTGTGAAGACTCGCGTTCTTCCAGACGTTCTGTCAGCAAACCTAACCGTTCGCTTCCAGGTCTACGGATACGCAGCACTCATCCACCGCTTCAACAAGTCGGTTTCGACTATCAGCGGTACCGGTGCAATCGCACCTTCAGGTTACTAATCTGACCTAGTTGTCGGCGGGAATCTGGATACCTTACGGATTCAGATTCCCGCTGCAACACTCACAACAAAAGTTCAGGGGAATGGACATGGCAAGAATGAAAACGCTATTGCTGGAAGCGGCAATCGCAATCGAAAAAGTTTTAGAAGTTGGCGGCACCATTGAACAGGTGCTGGACACTTTGGATCAGGTTCAAGACATTCCCAATTCGGGGGTTGAAACCCGATGAAA